ATGTGCGGAATTGCGGGATTCACGCGTCTGAGCGGGATATGGGATCGGGAGGTAGCCGGGCGCATCCTCGAAGCCATACACCACCGGGGGCCGGACCAGCAGGGGATATACGAAGGCAGCGAAGTCACGCTGTGCGCGGTGCGGCTGAAGATCATCGACCTGGCCGGCGGCGATCAGCCGATCGTCAGCGATGATGGCGGCACCGCGATTGTCTTCAACGGGGAAATATACAACCACCGGGAGATCCGGCGCGATCTGGAGCGGATGGGGCACCGGTTTCGATCACAGTGCGACACCGAGACGGTGCTGCGGGCGTTTATGGAGTGGGACACGGCGTGCTTCGAGCGGATGCGCGGGATGTTCGGAGTGGCGCTGTGGTCGGAGGCAAGCAGGCGGCTGGTGCTGGCGCGTGACCGGATGGGGATCAAGCCGCTGTATTACTACCGCGGCGGCGACGATTTATATTTCGGGAGCGAACTCAAGGCGATTCTGGAGCACGCCCACATTCCGCGGCGGCTGGATGATCGGGGGCTGGACCGGTTTCTTTCGGTAAACTACGTGCCGGGCGACCGGACGCTGATCGAAGGGATCCGAAAGGTGCCGCCGGGGCACCTGCTCGAATGGAGCCGAGGCAAATGCCGGATGGAGCCGTGGTGGGAACTGCCGCACGAGGGTGCGCGCCGCTATTCGCTGGAGGACGCTAAGGAAGAACTGGACGGGCTGCTGCGCGAGTCGGTACGGGAGCACCTGGTTTCCGACGTGCCGCTGGGAGTGTGGGCGTCGGGGGGAGTGGATTCGTCGACGATCCTGCATTACGCGGCGGAACAAAGCGGGAGCAAGCTGAAGACATTTTCGGTTTCGTTTCGCGGGCGAAGCTTCGATGAGAGCCCGTACTTCCGCGAGGTGGCGGAACGCTACGGGACGGATCACCACGAATTCGACCTGAACCCGGAGACCGAACTGGAAAGCGCGATTCAACATTTCGCGTTTTACTCAGACGAACCGAGTGCGGACGCGGGAGCGCTCCCGGTGTGGTTTCTCTCGCGGATGAGCCGGCAGCACGTGACCGTTGCGCTATCGGGGGAAGGTGCGGACGAGTTGTTCGGCGGGTATGAAACGTACCAGGCGGACCGGCTGGCGAGGCCGTTACGGTTGACGCCGCGCTGGCTGCGCCGCTGGGTGCACGCGGCACTGGAGCGATACGTGCCAGTGTCGGACGAGAAAATCGGGTTGGAGTACAAGCTGAAGCGCGGGATAGAGGGAAGCTGGCTGGATCCGGACGAGGCGCACTTCTTCTGGAACGGCACGTTTTCGAGCGAACAGCTCAAAGCGATCCGGCGCGGCGGCGGCGATAACGGGCTGGCGGAACTGGCGCGGTGCGTGGCGACGGGCGACGGCGGCGTGGTGGACCGATATCTGCGGGTGGACCAGAATTACTACCTTCCGGACGACATCCTGTACAAGACGGACCGCATGAGCATGGCGCATTCGCTGGAGGTGCGGCCGCCGATGCTGGACCACCGGATCGTGGAGTTCGCGGCGCGATTGCCGGCGCGGTTGAAGATTCGCGATTGGCGGCAAAAGTACGTACTGAAGGAACTGATGCGCGGGAAGCTGCCGGAGCGGGTGCTCAACCGGAAGAAAGCCGGGTTCGACATACCGACGCACGACTGGTTCCGGCGGCCGCTGCGGCGGCTGCTGATGGACACGCTGACGCCGGAAGCGGTCAAGGCGAGCGGCATTTTCCACGAGCGGGCGATTGAGGCGCTGATCCGCGACCACATGGAGAGGCGCATCAATGTGGGATACCATCTGTGGGGCCTGCTGACGCTGTTCCTCTGGATGAAGCGATGGAAGGTGGAGCCGCAGCGGGCGACGGTGGCAGAGACTGCGCTGGCTGGCGAGTAAGCGGCACGCCGGCGTTCCAATTCTTCTTCACCAATCCAAGAAAAAGTTTCTTTCGTGAGTTTTCAATAAGTTGAGAAGTAATTCGGGGCGGGTGCGCGAGCGCCCCGATGATACATTCAAGTCGGAAAGAGGGTTACGCGGCTTCGCGAGTCAATCGCGGAGCCGATTTTTTTTAGGCAGACCATGGCTGGCAAGGCAAAGAAAAGTGCTAAAACGATTTCCAAGCCTTGCGAGGATTGCACCTATTATCAGGAGATCACGCAGAAGCTCAAGGTTTCGGAAGTGCTCGCGAGGGCCATCGCCAAATTCGAGGAGAGGATCCGCGAGGCCGATTTCAGCCCATCGGTGGGGGATTACATCAAGCTCGTACAGATGAAAAAGGAGTTAGAGGAGGCGACCGACGAGGCGAAGGAGATCAAAGTGACATGGGTCGAGCCAGTGACGTCCGACTCCGAGAAATAGCCTATGACCCACTGCCCTCTCAGAAATCCTTTCACGAACTGACAGCGCGTTTTAAGGGATTCTCGGGGCCGATCGGGAGCGGCAAGAGCCAGGCGCTTTGCCAGGAAGCGATCCGGCTGAGTTACTTGAATCCGAGGCGGATGGGACTGCTAGGGGCGCCGACCTACCAGATGTTACGAGACGCGACGCAATCGACGCTGTTCGAGATACTAGACGGCAACCGAATTCCGTACGAGCACAACAAAGCGGAGAACACGCTGCGGATGAGGGACACGGGATCGCGGATCGTGTTCCGGCCGGTGGATGAGTTCGAACGGCTGCGCGGGACGAACCTGGCGTGGTACGGGCTGGATGAACTGACCTACACACCGGAGGCGGCGTGGCTGCGGCTGGAGGGCAGGTTGCGGGACCCGAAGGCGCAGCGGCTGTGCGGCTTCGCGGTGTGGACGCCGAAAGGTTACGACTGGGTGTACCGGAAATTCGTGGAGGAGCCCAGCAAGGGGTACCAGGTCGTGGTGGCGCAACCCTACGAAAACCGGTACCTGCTGGCGAGGGTGCCCGATTTCTACGACCGGCTGCAGGAAAGCTACGACGAGCGGTTCTTCCGGCAGGAAGTGCTGGGCACATACCTGAGCCTGAGCGGAAGCACGGTCTACAGCTCGTTTACGCGGCCTGAAAACGTGAAAGACATGGGTCCCGACCAGAGGCTGCCGCTGCTGTGGGCTCTGGACTTCAACGTGGACCCGATGAGCTCGCTGGTGGCGCAAATCGTCGGTGGCAAGGTGCTGGTGCTGGATGAAATCGTGGTGCGGAACGGGACGACGATGGAAGCCTGCGAAGAATTCCTGAAGCGGTATCCGGAGCATTGGGCGGGCGTTCACATATATGGAGACGCGTCGGGAAACCAGCGGCAAACGACGGGGGCGTCGGACTACGAAATGATCCGCGAGTACTTTCAGGCGCACTCAGGAATGACGCTGCAGTACCACGTTCCGAGGGCGAACCCGAGCGTGCGGGAGCGGATCAACTTGACGAATGCGAAGCTGCGATCGGCGACGGGAGAAGTCGGGCTGCTGGTGGACCCGAAGTGCAAGGAGCTGATCAAAGATCTGGAGCAGGTGACTTACAAGGCGGATTCGAATGCGATCGACAAAGAACGGGACCGAATGAGGACACACTTATCGGACGCGTTGGGATACCTGTTGTGGCAGGAATGCAGAACGCTTCCCAAAATCGGGGAGCGGCAGGAGCGGTTGTTCTAATCATGCAGACAATCAACCGGGAGCATCCGGAATACATCGCGCGGAAGGCGACGTGGAGACGCTACAAGGACCTGTACCTGGGCGGCGAACAGTTGCGGGCGCGCGCCGCGGAGTACCTGCTGCGGCGGCATAAAGAGCCGGGCGAGGTTTACCAGGAGAGGCTGAACCGGGTGTTTTATCAGAACTACATCGGCTCGATCGTGGACTGGTACGCGGCGACGCTGATGCATCGCGAGCCGGCGCTGATGCTGGAAGGAACCGACGCCGGTGCGAAGAGCTTCTACAGCCTGCTGGCGAACGATTGCGACCTGAAGGGCACCAGCCTGAGCGAGTTTTTCCGCAAACGATTCGTGGAAGCGCTGGTATGCGGCTCGAGCTACCTGGTGGTGGACTTTCCACGCACGACGGGGCCGGCGCTGACGCGGGCGGAAGAAGACGCCGCGGGGACATCGCGGGCATACCTAGTGGACTACGGCGCGGACGAAGTCATCAACTGGAATTACGACCCGAACGGGGGGATGGACTGGGCGGTGATCCGGACGTCGTGTCTACAGCAATCCAAAGTGACGGACGCAAAGTGGGAAGAGGAGACGCGCTGGATCTACTACGACCGGGAGAGTTTTCAAGTTTACCGGAAGGCGGGCGAGGGGAAACCGATCGAGAAAATCGACGAGGGGCTGCATGCGCTGGCTTCGCTGGGCCGGGTGCCGCTATTCCGGATGCGGGTGACGGAGGGGCTGTGGCTGATGAACCGAGCCGCGCTGCTGCAACTGGAACATTTCAACAAGTCGAATGCGCTGGGGTGGGCGCTGACGATGGGGCTGTTCGCGATGCCGGTAGTCTACTCGGAACGGGAGTGGAACCAGATTGTGGGCGAATCCTACTACATCCAACTCGGGCCGGAGGACAAGTTTGGGTGGACGGAGCCGGAAGGGAAGGTTTACCAGATCGCGGCGGACAACCTGGTGCAAATGAAGGATGAGATCTACCGGGTGTGCTACCTGAACAACCAGGCCATGGGTGGGGCATCGAGCTCGGCCAACCAGTCGGCGCTGGGCAAACAACTGGACTTCGCGACCACCGCCGAAGTGCTCGGCGCGTATGGAACAACGGTGCGGGAGAGCATGAAGCAGGTGCTGTGGGCGATTGCGGAGGCGCGGCAGGACGAAGTCGCGATCGACGTTGCGGGAATGGACGAATTCGACATCAACGATTTCAGCACGGAGTTGGACGATGCGCAAAAGCTGCTGAACCTGGGTATCCACTCGCCCACGCTGACCAAGCAGATCTACAAGCGGCTGGCGAACCAATACCTGGCGGACGCGCGGCAGGAAGTGAAAAGCCAGGTCGCGGAAGAGATCGAAGAGGCGGCGGAATAGGATGGCGGAAGACGCTGGCGGTCTTCTTGGGCCGGGCGAGGATGGCGGCCCAAGAGCAATTGGCGAGGGAGTTCGCGGAGAGGGGTGTATGGAAGGAATCGACGTTCAAGCGGTCGTGCGGCAGGCGATCCAGGAATATGTAAACAACGAACAGGCCAAGGCCGAGCCGGCGCACAAGGCGGAGTTGCAGGAAGAGCGACGGCGGCGGGAACAACTGGAGCGCCGCGTCAACGAGCTGGTGGAGGAGAACAAGCGCAGCCGTTTGGTGGCGGAGGAGGCGGAGCGCGCGTCGGCGGTGCGGGCGGAACTGCAGCGCCTGGGAGTGGCGAAGGTGGAGCTGGCCTTCAAGGCGGTGCAGGACGAGATCGTGCGGAGCGAGGACGGGCGGCTGGTGGCGCGGGGCGAGAGCGGCGAGATGCCGGTTCGCGAGTATCTGGCGGCGTTCGTGAAAGAGAATCCGGAGTTTCTGCCGGCGCGCATTCCCGGGGGAAGCGGAATGGCAGGGATGCTGAAGAGCCCGGCGGGCGGAGGCGAGGCGGTAACGATCGACCGAATCCGGCCGGGCATGAGCGCGGAAGACATGCGGCGGGTACGAGAAGAAATCGTGCGCGTGGCGTCGCAGACCTTAAAGGGTCTGTAGTGATAACCCGGCCAGCAAGGCCGGCAAGTACAAACCAAGGAGAAAGAATGGGAGCAATTACAACAACTAACGTCGCAAGCGCGATTGTGAAGCTGGTGGCGGCGGACGCTTTGCCGGTGCTGGTAGGGAACCTGGTGATGGGCAACCTGGTCAATCGCGATTACGAACCAGTGCTGGCAAATGCCGGCGATACGGTGAACGTGCTGATGCCGCCGACGTTGGTGGCCAACAACATCGCGGATGGCGGCACCGTGACGCCGCAGACTCCGAGCCTGACCAACGCGTCGATTGTGCTCAACACGCACGCGGAAGCGACTTTCCAGATTCCGGACGTGACGAAAGTGCTGGCGGTGCCGGATCTGCTGAAGATCTACATGCAGCCGGCAGTGGCGGCGATCGCGCAGAGCATCGAAACCAGCCTGCTGAGCCTGTACGCGGGTTTCACGACTAACACGGCGGTAGGAACAGCGGGCACGGCGCTGACGGAAGCCACGGTGGACGCAGCGGAAACAGCTCTGTTCCTGGCCAAGATACCGCCCAGCGAACAGAAGTACATCGTGGTGGACTCGGCGGCCTACTCGGCCTGGCGGCAGATTCCGCTGTTCGAGGAATTCCAAACGGCGGGCGCAGCCGGCCTGCTGGCATTGATCGACGGGACGATCGGCAAGTACAAAGACTTCTACGTTTTCCGCTCGCAATTCGTGCAGAAGACGGGGAGCAGCCCGGTGAACACGCACAACCTGGCGTTCACGCGGGACGCGATCGGTCTGGTGGTTCGCCGTCTGCCGCAACCTCTTCCGGGAACGGGAGCGATTGCGGAGTACGCCGAGCTGGGTAACTTCGGCATGCGGGTAGTGATGAGCTACCAGCCGAACACGCTGGCGCAGCAGTTCACGGTGGATGTGCTGTACGGATGCGCCGTGCTGCGCAACGCATGCGGCGTGCAGGTAAACACCTAACGAGGCGGAGCCGCGAAGCGGGCCGGCGGCCGAGGTAACCGGACGGCCGGCTCGCCATGAGATGCAAGGAGAGCGGGATGGATCTGAGACTGTACTACCAGAAGATACGGGACACGCAAGCGAAAATCGCCGACCCATTTCCAGTAGTGGAGAGCTGCGAAACGCCGGACGGGGGGCCCGCGGGCAGGCTGACCGAAGTGACGCCGGCCCTTGCCGCGAAGCTGATCGTAGATGGGGTGGCGCGGCTGGCGAAGGAAGCGGACGCGGCGGCATTTCGCGAGGCGCGGGCCAAAGCCAAGCAGGCGGCGGACGAAGCCCTGGCGGCGGCCAAGGTGCAGATGACGTTCCTGCCAGTGGCGGAATGGAACAGAATCCAGGACGCGGGGAAGCGCGCCAAGAACCAGGCATAAGGGCATGGCACTATTCACGGACGGACCTCCTTCCACCATCGAACAGCTAGCGGGACTGGACTCGCAGTTGCTGAGTGTGGCCAGCACCGAGCGGATCGATGTGACGCGCAAGCTGGAACTGGCCTACGAAGAAATCGGGCTGGACCTCGATGCGGTGCTGAAGAGGCTGAGCCCGGCCGATCGCCTGATGTGGGCGATGGCGAAGCCGAGGCTGGAAAACGTGGTTGTGACAACGGCACTCAAGCTGTGGTTCGCCTACCGAACGCTGGAGCTGGTGTACAGCGACGCGTACAACAGCCAACTGAACGACCGGTACATGGGCAAGCGCGACCAGTTTCAGCAGATGGCTGTCGAGTATCGTGAGCGGCTGATCGATGCCGGAGCCGGGATGGCACCGATACCGGTGCCGCGGGCGATGACGCCCGTGCTGGCGCCGGCGCCCGGGAGTTTGCCGGACAACATTTATTATGCGACCGCAGGCTGGGTGAACCGGGTGAACGAAGAAGGGGCGACCGCGATTCCAGCGGCGATTACGACAGCGTCCAGCTCGTTTTCGGCGACGCTCGGGCCGGCGCCAACTAATGCCACCGGGTGGAACGTATACGTTGGCACGGATCCGGACAGCATGACGATGCAGAACAGCTCGCCGCTCGGGGTTGGGGCGGCCTGGGTGCAGCCGGTGTGGATCAGCGCGACGGGCCGCAAGCCGGGGAATGGGCAAGCTCCAAGCTATGTGCAGGTGCTGGCGCGGATCTTACAGAGGGGCTGATGCCGACAACGATAGGAACCACTGCAACGGCCATGACCGTACAGTTGCTGACGGGGCCGAGCGGCGTGAATCTCACCCTGGAGGCTCTGGCGCTGAACGGCGAGACGGCGGTGGCGCCGCTGGGGACGGCGCAGATTACGCCCGAGAACGTGGCGCTCGAACTGGTGGAGCGGGCAACCGCAGTGACCTACCCGGCGGTGAACGTCTACTGCGAGAAAATCGTAAACCAACTGGTGGAGAAGTTCCGGACGTTTTCGGGGATCTCCCAGATGGCGATTGAAGTGCGTCACTCGCAAGACCGGTTGGACGGGTTGCAAGACACGGTTGAGCTATATACAAGCGCCGTGATGCAGACGCTGGATGCCAGCCGCGGTGACTGGGGCGGCGGTATGTACTATGCGGGCGGGTATCAGGTTACGTTCGGAGCCGTCAAAAGCGGCGGGATCAACTTTGTGCAGACGGCCAAGGTTACATTCGAGATTGGAGTGAGCATTAACTAAGATGGCTTCTTACATTTCCTCAAACGCAAACCGCTTTTACGCGGCGCTGGAAAGCGGGTATGGCAACGTGGCGGCAATCGCCGCAAGCAACCGGATACCGGCGCTCAAGCTGACTGTGCAGCAGCAACCCGTGGTCACAAACCGGAAGGACAAGACGGGAAGCCGGACGTTTCCCGGCCTGCCGGCGGGCGGCCGGCGCAGCACGAACTTCGAATTGCAGACGTATATGACGAGCTGGCAATCCGCGGCGGGCGGTCCGGCGTACGGGCCGTTGTTTCAGGCAGCATTGGGCGCGGCGCCCCTGCTCTTCAATGGCGGGATGGTGGCATCGTACTCGAACACAACGCTGGCTTTTGCGGCGCCGCACGGACTGAACGTAAACCAGGCGGTCTCAAGCGGGGGCGAGATACGGTTTGTGACGGTGATTGTGGACGCCAACACCGTACAGCTCAACGCGCCGTTCACATCGGCGCCGGCGAGTGGGACCATGATCGGAGCGGCTGTGACCTACCAGCCAGCGACGGAGCTGCCGAGCGCCAGCGTGTTCGATTACTGGGATCCGGCGAGTGCGGTGCAAAGAATCCTGCGCGGCGCCGCGGTGGATCAGATGGAGATCCAAATCGACGGCGACTTTCACGAGTTCCATTTCAGCGGCGTGGCGCAGGACGTACTGGACAGCGCCAGCTTCACGGCGGGGCAGGGCAATTTGACGAGCTATCCGGTGGAGCCGGGGATCGGCGCATTCGACTATTCGATCGTGCCCGGCAACCTGGGCGAGGCGTGGCTGGGGACAACGCCAGCGCAATTCTTCACGGTGACGGAAGCTTCGGTGGTGCTGAAGAACGGGTTGGATACCCGGTCACGGGAATTTGGTTTCAGCCTTCCGCAAGCGATCTCACCGGGACAAAGAACCGTGCAGGCATCGATCGGACTCTACAGCCAGACCGACAGCGCAACGCCGGCGTTGTACCAGGCGGCGCGGCAGCAGACGCCGATCAGCGTGATGTTCCAGCTCGGCCAGACGCAAGGCCAGGTGATGGGCGTGTACTTGCAGAGCGTAATCCCGGAGGTTCCGCAATTTGACGACAGCGCGAACCGGCTGCAATGGGTGTTCAAGCCATCGCGGGCGCAGGGCACGGTGGACAACGAAATCGCGGTCGCGTTTGGATAGGCATGACATACGAGAGCGTGAAGGATGTGGAGTCGAAGATAGCGCCGGGGGTCGGGTTCCGCATCGCGCGCATGTCTTTTGCGCGGCGCGTGGAACTGATGCGGCAGATTCGGGAACTGGCGCGGCGCATGGAGTTTCTGGAAGCGGGCCGGGAGCCGGGCGAAAAGATGGACTCGGCGCTGGTGCAGGCCGAGATCGACCGGCTGTATCTGATGTGGGGGCTGGTAGAGGTTGCCGGCCTGGAAGTGGATGGGGCGGCGGCGACTCCAGCGGCGTTGGCGGAAAGCGGACCCGAAGACCTGTTTCGGGAGGCGCTGGCGGCCGTCAAAGCGGAAACGGGCCTAAGCGGGGCAGAACGAAAAAACTGATCGTCGCCTTCCATTTTCAATTCTCCAACCAGGCCGGGTGGAGGTGCGACGTTTGCCGGAAGTCCGGCCTGGAGGCGAAGCGCAGGTGCGGCTGGCTGCCGGCGGTGCACGGCGAGGGAGGGCCACCGGTGTGGGCGCGCAGAGGGGTGAGCCTGGGGACGTGTCCCCGGTCGTTGATTACTGCGGAGAGCCAAACGACGGTGGAGGAGTTTTTCATACGAAGGCGGTTGGGCCTGATGAACGAAGAGCACCTCACGGCGCGACAGGTAGAAGCGTTCGCCATTCTGGAAAAGGAACTCGCGGCGGAAATCAAGTATGAGCAGCACAACGCAAGAGCAGCTTCTTAGATTCTTTAGGGAGGCCGCCGGACCAGATCTTTCGGAAATGCCCGCCGCGACCCAGGCCGCCGAATCGAGCGGCGGCCCGTTGGCGGAAGCCGCTGCAGGCACGGGTTACGCAGCGACTCCGGTGGGCACGAGCACTGAAGGCGGCGCGGAGAGCGCGCCAAGCACAGGCGGGACCGGGGGCACGGTCGAATCGGCGCTGACGACTTTTTTAGAAGGCGGCCTTGGGATTGTTCCGCTGGTGAGCGGGCTGATGGGATTGTTCGGCGGAGGCAGCTCGGCTCCGCCGCAGCTCGAGAAGTACCAGAAGCCGTCTTCGATCGATTTTGTGAGCGCGGACACGCCGAACGGACTGGCGGCGGCGGATTACGACCAGTTGGGGATGCCGCGGCTGGCCGACACGGCAGTGCCGACCTCGACCGCAGCGAGCTCCGCCGGAGCCAGCGGCTCTTCCACCGGAGGGACTGGAGGCAGCGCCGCGCAGAGCGCAAGGGCAACGCCGCAAATGACGCTGAACATCCAGGCGATGGATGCGCAATCGATTCTGGACCGCAGCGGCGACATCGCGCAGGCAGTACGCAGCGCGATGTTGAACATGAGCTCGATCAACGATGTAATCAGCGACCTGTGACATGGCATCATTCCCAACTCTCAAAACCAGCGCCGTCGCGCAGTATCCGGCGACCAAACACTTAGCGTTCCAGAACCAGGTTGTGCGGTTCGTGGATGGCACCGAGCAGAGATACCGGGATTGCGCCGGACCGCTGCACCAGTGGGCGATCCGACTGAGCGAGTTAGACGAGACGGAAATGGCCGCGCTCGAGCAATTCCTGGAATCGAACCAGGGGAGCTTCGGCAGGTTCTCCTTCACCGACCCGTGGGATAACCAAACTTACAATAATTGCAGCTTCGCCTCCGATGCCATGGACCTGACTTCGGTGGAAGAGATGCGCGGTAAAACCTCGGTGACGGTGAAGGAGAATCGGGTGTAACGATGAGTGTCTATCCGCAGTTAGTAACCGGGGTAATGAGCCAGTTTCCGATTGTGAAGCAGCGGAGACCGCGGACGGTTGTGAATGCGGCGGCAGACGGGAGCTCGATCAAGCTGGCGGACCCGGCCGGCGCGACAATAGAGTGGCAACTGCAGTACGCCAATCTCAGCGACGCAGAGTTAGCCGCGCTACAACAGTTCTTCACGGATATGGAAGGATCGCTGAACAGCTTCACGTTCCTCGACCCGGCGGCGAACCTGCTCGCCTGGAGCGAGGATCTGACGAACGCGGTCTGGGAGGCGGCGCCGTTTCTGACTCTATCGGGTGGTGTGGCGGACCCGCTGGGCGGCAGCAACGCGTGGCAACTTGCAAACTCCGGAGAGGGGGCGCAAGCGCTGACGCAGACGCTGAACGCGCCTACCTGCTACACGTACTGCTTCAGCGTATACGCATTCAGCAGCCAGCCGGCGGCGATCCAGTTGCAGCTTGGGAGCAACTCGGCTCAGTTCGCGCTGAACTCTCAGTGGAGCCGCATTCAGATCGCCGGCGCAGGCGACGCCACGGCAACCGCGGTCGGGTTCGGGATCGAACTGCAGGCGGGCGCTGCCGTGACCGTGTTCGGACCGCAGGTGGAAGCGCAGCCGGCGCCGTCCGCATACAAAACCGGGACGACGGGCGGGGTTTACACGAACGCGCGATTCCGCGACGACACGTTCACACTGACATCCACCGACGTGAACCACCACTCAGCAACGGTGAACATATTCTATGCAAACAGTCTCTGAGTTGAAGGTGGGTGCGATCACCGATACGCCTCTGGTGATATTCGACTGTGCACTGCCGAACGGCGACACTGAACACTGGTGCACACACGGTATCACAGTCGGAACCACGTCCTATGCCGCCCGCGTCTTACAGCATAGTGCGTTCGATATTCAGACCGCCTCGGACCAGGGTGTCGACGGAAGCCCGACCATTACACTGCTGCTGGCCGACGCGGATTCCTACTTTTCGGAGATCGAACAGAGCACGGGGTTTCGGGGCGCAACGATCACAGTAAGCTTCGTGTTTTACGATTTACCTAACAACGTAGCGCTGACGGACGCGGTGGTTGTGTTCCAGGGGATCTGTAACCCCCCGGATCAGATCAAGGAAGCAACATTCCGGGTCACGGCTACGAACCGCATGAGCATGCAGCGGGTGTACCTGCCCGAAATACGGATTCAGCGCTTGTGCCCTTGGACATTCCCTTCGACGCCCGCTCAACAGCAGGAAGCCATCGACGGGGGCGCAGAGGGCAGTTATTCCCTTTACTATCCGTGCGGTTACTCGGCTGGTCTTGCGGGGGGCTGCGGGAACCTCAGCAACGGCGCGCCGTTTACATCGTGCGGCTACGCCTCGACAGACTGCCAGGCACGCGGAATGTTCACGCGGTTTGGTGGAATTGAGTACATTCCGCCGGTGATCACGGTGCGCGGCTACGGCAAGGATTGGACGAGTTCCGCCGTGGCGGTGAACCAGGCGCGTTACAACGACTATGTACCAATGGTGTACGGAACGGCCTGGTACTATCCGCCGGTCGTATTTGCACGCAACGACGGGAACCTAACGCGGATGGAGGTGCTGTTAGGCATCGGGGTGATTCAGGGCGTTTTGACCGTGCTGGTGAACGGTTATCAGATACCGCTTGGCGTGAGCGGGCAAAACATGACCGGCACCGGATGGTACAACATTCCCACGTTGGGGACGCGAGACGGCGCATTCGATCTGAATTTTCTGAACTCCAGCGGCCAGCCGGCGGGAGATCCCTACGGTAGCATGGCGTACCTGTCAGTGGTAGTGCCGAATCAAATCAGCGACGGGAACTCTTTGCCTTCGGTCCAGGTGCTGGCGCAAGGACTGATCGTTCCGACATACGACGCCGAAGGAAACCAGCTCGGTGAGGAATTCACCGGAAACCCCGTTTGGATTCTGCATGACATGCTGCGACGCAGCGGGTGGCAGGCTTCCGAGATCGACTACTCGACCCTGGCGCCAGCGGCGGCGTATTGCGATGAGCTAATCAACTCGACAGACCTTAACGGCAACCCGATTACAATCCCTCGATTTGGATGCAACCTGGTGCTGCAGAACAGGCGGAGCGCAGGCGATGTGATCCGCGGAATTCGCAACGCATCACGGTTGTACCTGACTTACGGTTCCGGGGGCGTGCTGCAGATCAATATCGAGAACTCGATGGCGTTGCAGCAGCCAACGCAGAATCCGTGGTCTAACAGCACCGAGTCGCTGAATGGGGGATGGCCGGCTTACGAGTTTGGCGACGGGACCACAGGCGTTTCGGGAATCTTGCGGAAATCGACGGGAGAGCCGACTGTCGTGGTTTCGTCGCGAAGCATCGGGAATACGCCGAACTCCCTGAGCATAGACTTCCAAGACGCCCTGAACAGCTACCAGCAGGACAGTTACACGGTTGTAGATCCGGACGACGTGAGTCTGACAGGCCAACAAGTGACGGCCACGCTGATGGCGATTGGACTGCCCAATTACGATCAGGCCGCCCGAATGCTCACATTCAACTTGAATAAGTCGCTGTTAGGTAATACGTATATTCAGTTTGAAACCAGCATCATGGCGTTCGGGATCAGGCCCGGCGACCTGATCACGGTCACATATCAAAACCAGGGCTTCAACCGGCAGCCGTTTCGGGTTCTCAAGATCTCTCCGTCGACGAACTACCGGACGGCAGTAATCACGGCGCAGATCCATGACGATGCGTGGTATCTGGACTCAAACGGGCAAGACAGCTCGGCGGCAGGAGCAAACCAGCAGGCAACAGCCACGATTGGAGTTCCGCGGCCGCTGCTGGGAAGCGTGGTGGACGCGAACGGGCTGGTGGAGTTCGGCATTGCCGAGACCGACGCGACGAGCAGCGACGGGACGATTCAGGCGAGCCTGGCGGTGAGCTTTGTCGCGCCCGCGGCCGCAACCGCCGCCGGACCGGGCGTGCCGTTGGTCAGCCTGGCCGCGACGATTGGAACGGGTGGCACGCTTGCGGCAAACCAGGTCTTGTACTACGCGGTCTCCGGCGTGGACGCGTCGGGTGACGAGGGCGCCCTTTCGTTTATTGTGACAGCGGTGATTGCGAGCGATGGATCTTCGGTGACGTTAACGGGGCTCAGTTTTACGCCGGGCACCAGTACGTTCAATGTTTACCGGGGGACGACACCCGCCGATTTGCTGCGGATCGCTTCGAGCCAGGCGATGGCGACGAGCTTCACCGATTCCGGCGCCGAGCTGCAACTGATCGCCCCGCCCGATCCGAACTTCGACCATGCCAATTTCTACTGGCGCATGGAACTCCAGCCGGAGATGGCGGCCAGCATCTTCTCACCGACGACGGTGGGCAATGGGAGCCTTCAGATGAGTCCAAACGGCTACCAGGGCATGACCGTGCGGATCACGCGAGGGACCGGCGCGGGACAGGAGGCGTCGATTGCAAGCAACGACGCAACGACGATAACTCTTTCGAGCCACTGGGTGGTATCTCCAGATGCCACGAGCTACTTCGTGGTGGCGGAAGCGGGCTGGCATTTGGGAGCAATGACTAAGAGCAGCCCGGTGAGCTTCGTTGTTCCCAACCAAGGCGGCGAAACGGTTCAGGTGACGGGGCGATCGGCGAACGCGGCCAACGTAGAGTGCCCGCCGCCGCTATCGACGGTGACACGGTGGCAAATTGGGGGAAGTGGATTCAGCGACAGCGCCGCGCCGCCGATGCCGTTCTTTGGCTTGGGCGCCGGAATGAGCGGCGGAACGTTGGATCTGAGCGGCGTTTCCTTCAGCAGCCTGACCGACACCGAAACGATCTCAGCCGCGACGCTGACCGTTTATTACTGGGACGAACTGCAAGGCGCGACCAGCTTCTCACTCGCTAACGCTATCGGGGCGGGCGACACGACTTTGACACTGAACGCTCCAGGACCGGCGCAGGCTGGCAGCGTTTTGCAGATCGACAGCGAGGTGCTTGAGGTCACCGCAGTTAGCGAGGGCGGCGTGCAATATACAGTCCAGAGGGGCGTGCAGAGCAGCCCGGCGGGCGCGCACGCGGCGCAGGCAGCCGTCTACCACCTGGCAGGCCTTACAGCGATCGCTGGGTTTCCAGCAGGCTTTTTTGGCAGCCCCTATAGCGGCACGTGGAGCTTTCCGGTGCCGCTTCCGGACGCGCGGGTGGCGAGCGCACAACTCTTTGTTACCAACCAAAAAGGAAACAGCCCGATGGCGAGCGCATGCCTTACGCACACGGTCGATAGCGGTCTGCGGACGCTCTCCGGCGGCCAGTACTCCATTCAGGTGGAGGGGTTCCTGTCGGTAGACCAGTCAGCCGCGCCGGCCCTGGTGGTGGACGCGGCGCACTCGGTCGGAGACATTTACGCGGTTCTCGGCGCAGCGGCGGACGCGACGGTGCAGCTCCAACTCAACGTCAACGGGTTGGCTTACTGCCAGTTGGTGTTTCCGGCAAATGAGGCTATTTCCAACGACGTCAGCGGGCAAAGTCTGCCGCCTTTGGCGGCGGGCGATCAGATCACGCTGGCCGTTCAATCCGTGGGGCAGACGTATCCAGGCGCGGACCTCACCGTAATCATCCGACTCTGATGGGAGACACGCCGTCCAAACTGCAACCCGACCGGGATCTTCAGTGTTACTTCTTTGAGCCATCGGCGATCGCGGCTTTGAGCGAGACCAGCCCGGCTGGATTCACAATCTCCGGTTGCTGGCGGAGCCAGTTCGATTGGGCGGTACTCGAATGGAACCGGGACAATGTCTTCGAATACCCTGGCTTGCGCAATCTTCCCGACGGAGACCTAAGCGGATTGCAGCTATCTTACCAGGAAATTCGCACTAACTGCATCGGTTTTGATTCCACCTGGTACCCGACGGAACCATGGCCATACCTCAGGATCTGGGCAGATACGAGCGGGGGGGAACTGATCTACGAGGTCCCTTTGTTGCAATACGCGACGCCTCTGTCGAGCGCGGTTCCCGCGACTACGCAGTTTCAACTGCAAGGTGCGCCGACAACCGGAGACTATATCGAGCTGGCATGGCTGGACCAGCACTACAATTACCAGTTTGTGTCCGGGGACACGCTGAGCAGCGCGGCGGCAGCCCTGGCCGGGATTATAACCGCGAATCAGCAGGCCGGACTAGTTAGCGCCACGGCCGAGGGCTCGACAATCACGCTCACCTATCTGGGAGTGCCGGGATCAAACGGAAACCGGATCGGCGTGTACGGAACCGTGCACGGCGCCGGAACGGAATCCTGGGCGCCGCCTTCTGCTCTGTTTCAGTGCGGTGTGTCGCCTGCCGCCTGGCAAGTGAATCTGGACTTCGCAAATCTGACGGATTTGAACGGCGTCCCGATTCCCGCCGCAAATGTGACGAACGTGCGGAAGCTGCGATGGACCTGGGCGGCGGACGTGCAGGCGGCGGATTTTCAACGGAGCGAGTTTTCGGTGGTCGTGTCGAATTGGACCGTCACCGGGAGCGACTTGCAATATCAAGTCGCGGGACCCGGCAGCCGGCGGATCGAAGACGATTCCACGACGCTCACTTACACCGGCACTTGGGTTTCGGAGATAGGAAACTACTCGGGCGGGTCCATACACTCGACGACGGCGCCTGGCTCCGCTATCGCGTGCAGCTACGTTTCAGCATTTGCTCACACCTTGTACCTGGGAACGCGGGCGCTAACGGGCGGCGGACAGGTAACGGTGCAAGTGGACAACGGCACACCGATCGTAATCAACCTGGCGCTTGCCGGCGAAGACGTGCTGATGCGAGTGTCGTTAGGGCAGCAGACCCCATCCGTCGAACACAACGTCACCATTACCGACTCGGGAACGGCAGGCACTTCGGTGTACTTCGACTTTCTTGAGATTGCCGTTCCGACAAGCGATCTGCCGACGTTCATCGCGATGCCGACGACAGCGGCGGCGACGGACTGGGATACTAACCAGTCTCTGGCGCTCGCCCCCGAACGAACGGCGTGGTTGGTAAACACCCTGGGCTTGCGGGGCCGGTTGAACCACTATGCCGGAGCGCTATTGTTTTACGAGCTGGTTTGCCCGGACAATCAGTACGCATCCGCGACGATTGCTTTCGCCGGACAGCCCGAGTTCGGTGGGCAGACCGTAATCGAGTTGGACGGCACGGCGCTGCAACACTGGAATCTGATCGGCGATACGGCTGAGAGCATGGCCACCTGTTTCGAGCTGTTGATCAACGCAGGATCGACCGAGGTTTGGGCCCAAACTGACGGAGCCAGCCTCACGATCACTTCGCGCCTTTTAGGCTCGGCAGGCAACAGCATCTCCTTGAGCGTCAGTACCAACAGCGCGCAATTTACGGCCAGCCTGACAACGAGTTCGCTTTCGGGCGGCCAAGACGGAAATTGGCTCACGGATCTAACCGTTGTGCCGCGGATGAACCGCGCGGCCCGGGACTGGAGTCTTAGTTACTTCAAGGCCCTGAACAGTTACGGCATTATCGTCACCGCATCATTCAGCATGGAACTTGGCAACGGGGATCCGAGCACTGGTGCGGGAATTGCACAATGCTATCCGGACGGCACTCCGTGCATGGTGAGCACACCGGCTTTGCAGACCAACTTCGGCCCCGAGAGCACCGCATTCTGGCAGCAGGCGTATCTCGACATGGCGCAGATCATGTTAAGCGCCGGCATTACTCCGTATCTTCAATTCGGCGAAGTTCAGTGGTGGTACACGGCGGCGGACGGCGGCATGCCGTTTTATGACGCCTACACGACCTCCGCCTATCAGGCGGCGTACGGGCAACCGATGGCAATTATTCCCAGCCAAAATGCCGATCCGACTCTGTATCCAAACGAGTGTACTTTTCTCCCTGGTCTAATCGGCCAATTCACCCAGGCGATCATGACCTTCGTCCGCCAGTCGGCGCCAAGCGCGAAGTTTGAGGTGCTGTACCCGCCAGATGTCAATAACACACCGATAAACAAACTGATCAACTACCCCACAACGTACTGGACGCCCGCCAATTTGGCCTGTCTTAAGACCGAGAATTTCACTTACACCGGGGATCGCAATCTCGACCTGGCACGCCAGTCGATCCAGTTGCCGCAACAGCTCGGCTTCCCGCCGTCACAGAGCAGCCATCTGGTGGGTGTCGGCGATTACACAACGCCGTGGCTCAAGGAATGGAGTCTGGCGGTAGCGGCAGGAATGGAATCGGTGGTGCTGTTTGCGCTCGATCAGTTGTGCCTCATCGGTTACACCCTACCACTTAGCATGAGAATTGCCCAAGCGAGGTTCATGGGCCGATAG